TCATTTTTTCTTGAGCTTGTAAAGTTTTATTTTTTTGTGAATTGCTACATCTGATACACCATATTTACGGGCAATATGAGTTATTGGAATATTTTTTTTCAACATTTCTGCAAGTTCATCTTTATTAATATTGAGTTTATTCCGATGTTTTTTTACAAGTAAATCTATTTTCCTTTGTATTTCCTTTTCATCAGGGTCAAATTTAATAGGCGGATCCAATGAATAAATGTTAGGATAGTCTTCAATTATTCTTTTCTTTTCAAATTTATCACGGATAGTATCATATCTTAAATTCAGGTAGTAATTTTCTGCTACAGATTCATCTGTATGATCCAGTAAAAATTTTATTTCTTCTTTGCTAAAACCAAGTTCGTTGATAGCATAAGACGGGAATGTTTTACGGATTTGTTTCATTTCATAAGTATCGGATATTAATCCAACCATTTTCAATTTTTTCTGGTCCGCATACCACCACCAGAAAGAATCTGTATAATTATTGTTCCCGATTTTGAAATGTGAAAATAATCTATCGCTATTATCAACTACCGGGCGTTCCATTATTCTTTTAATTAGTTCTTCAAGCTCCCGGAAAAGGGGATAGATAAAATAGGGTGACCTTTTCCTTGTTCCTTTTACATTCAACATCTCAATGTATTTTCGTGTGAAATCAATTTTAGACCTTTTCTGAACCAGTGCAGTGCTTGGACGTGCCATTGTTAAAAGTAAATAATAAACCCATTCATATTTCTCCGGCTGTTTAGAATAGAATCTCAGTATTATTTTAAATTCATTCAAAGGTATATCTTGTGGCTTTTGAATTGTAGCTGGTTGATAAACTGTAATTATATTATTTAAGCAATAATTTTGTTTTACAAAATAGTTCCATAGAATATGGAGGTGGTTAGAAAATGTTTCCCGGGTAGCTTCAGCATAATCTTTTTCTTCAAACAAAGCCATCAGTTTGGCATAATCACCGGGATAATATTTGTGAATAACGTCATCCCGACCAGTTGCCTCTATGAAATGTTTCACTGAATACCGGTACATTTCCTGTGTCTTTGATTTAATACTTTTTCTATCACCTATTTTGATTTTATTTGCAATATATTCTTCGCATCCTTCACTAAGTTTTACAGGGGATTTAATTTTTATGCCCGTTTTAATTGCTATTTCCTTTTCTAATCTTCCCTGGATAAGTGCGTTTATTATTTGTTTGGTCTTTTCGTTGCCGTTAATCTTTGGTTTTTTACTTGGATCGGCTCCAGTTTTTAGCCAAAGTTCAATTTTCTTTTTGTCTGCAGATGTTATTTCAATTTTAGAATTGAAGCGTTGTTTGCGCTTAGCCGGATTCGGGTTGAATCTATCGTAGTAGAATATCCAATAATGAGGAGAGTTCTTTTGGAAATAAATTGAAGGCATAAATTATTTTCTTTTAATTGCGAAACCGGAAGCTTCAATACCCTCTATGAGTAATGAACTATTTTGTTTAGAAATGGAATTAATCTGAAATCTTATAATAGCATTCGCCCCGATTTTTTTTGCGGATTGGAATAATTGTTCAATTGCTTCAGAAACATCTATTTTGCCGATAACATAGTTCTTCTCGGGGTCGCCCATATACTTATCCTCTCCCTTTCGTTTAATTTCAGGGTATATTTGAACATAGATCATGCCCATACTTTCATATTCATAATTATATGTTTCAGGGGTGAATAAAAAACCTTTTTCAGCATATTTGGTGAAATCATAAAGATAGATATCAACGGTTTTAGGAGCTTCCAGATTTTTACAAGAAGTAAGAACTACAATAATTGATGTAACGAGAATAATTCTTTTCATGTTGACCTCTCAAATATTTTTTTGTTTACACAAAAGGGGATAATCCATTTTATAAATTCCCTTTCCAAATTCCAACTACTCTATAAAGAGATTCTATTTCACTTTTAGGCAGTGTCAGAGGTTCATAACTGCCATTATCCGAATAAAACATAACTGTTCCCCCCGGGAGCTCTCTATAACGCTTAATTATTTGTTTCCCATTTTTAAGCCTCGCGACTACAATCTTACCGTTGATTACTTCTTTATCCATATCTGCAAGCACTGTATCGCCTTCTTGAATAATGTGATTCATACTATCGCCGCGCACAATAACTGCAAAGCAATTTTCTTTCTTATGATAGGGTAGTGTTATATATTCAGAAATTTCATCGTTAACCAACATCATTGGTGCTGAACCGGCATAGACTTTAGTAAGAACGGGGAAAGAATGAAGTTTCATATTCAGCTCTTCATATTCTTTGTCCGGGACTAATTTTTTATATGTTATTTTATTAGGATTGGAATCGTCAATTTTTATATTTAATGCGTTTTCAATCTTACCTATAGTCTCTGGATGCAATGTCTTAGCCGGATCATTTTTTAATTTATTCACAATAGCTGAGAAACTTCTAATATCATATTTCTCTTGAAAACCATTTGCGGTAATGCGCAAATCTTTTAGTAGACCTTCAATAAAAGTGTAATATGGATTTATTTTTTGCATGTTTCAACTTATCTAACCGTTATTAAATAGTCATTAAAATACTTTTCAAAGATTTTCACTTTTTTTTACTTTTTTTCTTGACATTCAATTTATAATCGTTATTTTAGCAACAAGAGTTTATAAAAGTTTATAAAAGGTGAAATATGATCACATTCGATTTCAATCAACTTCTCTTTGATAAGAGAAAATCTGTCAGCGATATTTCGAAACTTCTAAGAACCCCATTCAAATCAATTTCGGTGATGATTGAGCGGGGAACTATTAAGCCTTCATTTCTTGCTCTGCTTGAAACTCATTTTGGTGATTGTTCCAAGTACGTAAAAAAACAAAAAGCTGCTTAATTGAGAATGATAATGACAGCATGCTTGGTCACAAATACTGGAATAACGCATTTAAACATAAACACCTCCTTTGTTGGTGCAAGTTATCTACATCTTAAATTCAAAAGCTTAATAGAGCAGAAGGAAAAAATAGATGCAGCCTGAAAAATTCAATATGCTCAATGAAGATCAGAAGTTTATAAACGGGATACTTGATAAGTACGGGTATGAAATTACATGGCTTGCTGGTAAACTGAATATGGAATATGAGATAGTGCGCTACCAGCTCCGTGATGCAAAAAATTACAGACAGGATTTCCATCAGCGTGTAGTTGAAATATTAAAAAAAGAAGGGCTTATAACTTCAAACAAAGAAATTTGTGATCACCTGAAAAATGAATTGATAGATTTTTCAACAGTTCTAACCGGAACAGTATCGATCATTTCTAAAAGTATTAAAGAAAAAATTCAAGATAGACATTTAAGTGATGAAGAAAAGAAATCACTTAAGGATCAGCTTCGTAATCAACTCAATCGGGTAACCGATGAATTCAATGATCTTTTACTGACAATTGACTTAAGGTAGAACAAAACAAATGAAACCGGCTATAGTTACGCAAAATATTCTTTGGGAAAAACTTGACTCGATTGAAAAGATGCTGCAAGCTGGTAAGCATCAAAGATTATTTAAGGGATTGCTGATTAACGATATTGTGAAAGACCTGAAGGTAACTGCTGATTTTGTCTTACGAGAATGGATATTGACCGGGAAATTAAAAGCTGTGAAAGTTGGAGGTGAAGGCAGATTAAGGGGAGGATGGAGAATTAGTCTTTTCGATTACGTAGAATTTCTAAAAACCTTGGAATCCAACCTTTCTCCCGAAGAAGAAAGGATAATCTTTGTTAAATCCCCAAAACAAATAATAGAAGAATTTAGTAAATCAAATAAAAGGGTTGCATAGAGGTTTATATGAATCTTTACACGATTGAATCTTTGCTAATTACTATCGGCGAATTCTTCAGAGGTCTTCATTTTAAGTATCAGTTAATTATAGCAATGGGACTCTTTTTAGCAATTACCTGGCCTTATGCAGTAACATGCTGGAAGTCCATTTTTGGCAAAAAAATAGGGGAATAAAATGAGCGATATAATTGGAATAATTTTAATAATCTCATTCATAGTTATGTCCTATTCATTCTCTCAGTTAGTTGTTGGGCGGAAAAAAGGGGATCAGCAAATTATCAACAGATTGAAAGAAGAAAATGAAGAATTGTTTCAAAAAAATTACAAACTACAAAATGAAATTGAAGCACTGTTGGATCATAAAGTAAGAAAAATAATTGCCAAATATAAACGAGAAGGAGAATGAACAATGGGGTTTATAAATCTCGACGTTAGCAAAAGTCCTGGATTCGTTTCAGCACAGAATCATTATGAAAACATGGAACCGAAAGACGGACCGGAAAGAGAAAGAACATTGAAAGAAAAAATTAATTGTACTTCGCTAACAAAGCTTGGCTTAATAAAAAGAGCATTGCTCGAAAGATTACAATATGAAAATGTGAACTACCTTTTAGAATGTGCTGAAGGGACTTGTAAAAATGAAAACGAATGGAATGAATTTCTAAAAGAGGAAATCGAATCAATACTTGAATTATAAACAAAGAACCGGCGACCGCAGAGCGATCAACCGGCTCAATTGTACAACGTGACAAAACAAAAATAAGGAGATGATATGACAATATCAACTTACAAGCTCAACGCCCATCAATTTTTGATTTGTATTGAAGATGGAAAGGTTGAGCATCATGTAACTGCAGACAAATGCACAGTCGGAACAGTCGTTATCTGTTATGTTTATGCAATCGGATACAGACTTTTCAAAGTAATTAAATCATTCTTTAACAAATAATCAGGAGAACAACGTGACACTACCTAAACTCGTAGACATTGATGTTCTTAATACCGACATCAAAACGGTACTTGAGAACGATCCCAACTATCTCGAACTATTAGAGAACATTGACAAAGCTCTCGAGGAGGTTGAACCATATCCGGAGTCTGTACATGGATGAAAGGATTTATCTCCGTCCGAGTGGAATAAATACATTCAGAGAATGCGGCGCAAAATATTTATTTCAGTTTGTTGAAAATGTACAAGCTCCAAATAAAATTCATTTAGCGTTTGGGAATTCAATACACAAAGCTAATGAAGTGAATTTCTCTCAGAAGGTTGAAACGAAAACCGATTTACCTACTGAAGAAGTAAAACAAATATTTTCTGATGAGTTTGATAATGAATTAAGCGAAGTTGATAAAAACGACTTTGCTTTAATTAACCCCGGGCAAATGAAAGACGGTGGTTTGAAACTAATTGAACATTATCAAAAGTTTTATGCACCGCGAATAATGCCGGTTGCTGTTGAGCAAAGAATAAAGGTGACCTTCAAAAATTACGATTATGGTTTAAGCTGTAAGATAGATGTTTATGACCAAGATGGAATAATCATTGATCATAAATCCACAAAGAAAAAAGTAAACGGGGCTGTCCCGGAAGATTACAAACTCCAGGTCGGTGGCGCTTATGTTATTGCTGAAGAAGCTACCAAAAGAGAAGTAAAAGGGGCAAGAATTGATTATTTCGATTGGGTAAGAAATGAATTCCATCCTATCGCTGTACCTATAGATAAAGAATACTTCATGAACATCTTTCAGATAACTGGTGATGCAATTAAAGCCGGAATATTCATGCCTAACCGTAAATCATTTTTCTGTTCAAAACGTTACTGCAAGTACTGGAATATTTGTGAATCAAAATATGGTGGGAAAGTAAAAGAATAAATAAACCAAAAGGAAATTATTATGAATAATGAAATAGAACATATTGACGAACGCTCTACGAGCGCAAAAGTCACAACATTAAATGCTGTAAAAAACTTTTTGAAAGACGATGCAGTTAAAAAGCGATTTGAAGAAATACTCGGTAAAAAATCAGCCGGTTTTGTTGCTTCAATTACAAGCTTGGTTTCGTCATCAACAAATTTCGATGGAACTGAACCTAAAAGTATAATTGCAAGTGCGATAGTTGCGGCTACGTTGGATTTACCTATTAACCCCCAATTCGGTTTCGCTTATATAATACCCTACAACGATTCACAACGTCAAAGAAAATTAGCTCAATTTCAAATTGGCTATAAAGGTTTTGTACAGTTAGCTATGCGTACAAGTTATTACAAAACGATGAATGCTGCCGAGGTTTATGAAGGTGAAATAAAGAACTTCAACCGAATTACCGGAGAGATTGAATTTGATACAAAGTTTGTTCCAAAGCCAGAAACTAAAATTATCGGTTATGTTGCTTATTTCCGTTTATTGAATGGTTTTGAAAAGTATCTATACATGAGTTATGAAGATATTTTAGAACATGCAAAGAGGTATAGCAAAACTTATAACAAACGTGAAGACAGATTTAAGGGGGGTAAATGGAGCGATGATTTTGATGCTATGGCGAAAAAAACTGTGCTCAAATTATTGCTTTCTAAATATGGCATCTTATCAGTTGAACTACAGACAGCTCTTCAAAGTGATCAATCAACGATTACAGAAAACGCAGAAGGGTTGAAATTTGATTATGTAGATAATCCAGAAACAGAAGATGCTGAAGTAGTTAATGAAGAACTCTCAGGAGAGAGAGCACTACCGCCTAAGCCGGAAGTTGAATCTGTTGAAACCGAACCGAAATCAAAGATTAACCTCTCACCAGAAGATTGGGAAAGCCCTATTAAGGTAATTGCAAAGGTCGAATCGATATCCGATCCTAAAGAGCTCGCTGAATTCAAAAAGACAAATAAAAATAAGCTTCAGTCATTCAGCGGAAAAGATCATGAAGCAATTCAAGGTGCTTTAGTAACACAAGAACACAAATTAAAAAACGGTTTTTGACCGTGAGAACCCATAGCCAGTGAAATCAATTGAAAGTAGCTGGCTTATAAATTTCTGAGGATTTAATGGCAAAACGATTTATCGATAGTAATCTCTTCCAGAAAGATTGGTTTTTGGAATTAGAACCTAAGTATCAAATACTCTACGTCTACATGTTCACTCATTGTGATGTTGCCGGAGTATTTGATCCGAATCTAAAAACGCTTAGTAAACTTTTCAACACGGAATATAATGAAGAAGAAACACTATTTAATTTTAAGAATCAATTGGTAAGGGTTAGAGACAAATGGTTATTAACTGGTTTCCTAAAACATCAATATGGTTTGAAAATTTCGCCTAAAATGATAAAACCAATCGAAAAAGCACTTGATAAGATAGGTCTGACATTAGAAAATCTTGATAGGGTATCAATAGAGTATCGATACAGTATCGATACTCCAAAAGAAAAAGAAATAGACATAGAGAAGGAAATAGATAATAAGGAAGGGGTTATAGGGGAAACCAATTTGCCGGAAGAACCGCAGGACTCAGTAGAATCAACAAAAAAATATTTTGATTTGCATTACCATCAAATGCTCCCACCGGAATTCATTGATTCATGGCGGAAGTATGTAGATCACCAATCTGAAACTGGAGCAAAAATCCATCAACACAACGTAATGAGTCACTTAAAAGCATTTAAGGAATGCTGGCAAAGTGGAATATCCCCACCGGAACTTCTCGAAGCATTTCAGCAAAGCAGTCATAAAGGGCTTTATTGGATTAGTAAAAATTTGATTAAGGTAAAAGAAAATGAGAAAAGTAATATCAATAGCGGAAGCAATTTCAAAAGCGGAAATCGGAAACCCATCGGAGAATTCGACATCACCGGAGATAACGAGTACCATTATGAAACCTTTGAGCAGAAGTAATTTAATTGGGCTGCCAAAATTATTTGCAGACAAAGGTTTTAATAATTTCGATTGTAAAAATGATTTTCTTAAAAGCACTTGTAATTTTTGCAAATTATTCTACCAGGGGGAAACGGAGAAGCAAAGTCTTGTCCTTTGTGGGAATGTTGGTAACGGCAAAACGCATCTTGCAATTGCTATCCTGAAAAACCTTATTGAACTCCCATCAAATCTTCACGGAAGTAGAAAACAGAACGCTCTGTTTCTTGTTGCAGATGAATTCTTCATGTTATTAAATGATGCAGCTTTTGAAAAGAAAAGTAAGCTTGATTTAATAAAAAACTGGTTGAATAATGAAGTTGTTTGTTTAGATGATCTTGGCACTTACAACATGACGAGCGCTAAGATTGAAAATCTGTACACGTTTATTAACCATGCTTATCTCGAAAATAAACGAATAATTATCACAACAAATTTTGCGATGAAAGAGTTTGATCAGTACGACAAGAGAATTGGTTCTCGGTTGTCTGAAATGGCTCATATCATTGCATTCCAGGAACAGGACTTCAGAAAAATAAAACAAAAAAAGGAGAGTACAACGTGACACTACAAACAGAATTGAAACTTTATCTACCAATTCCACTAACCGAAAAGCAGAAAGCTGAGCTCGGGGAAAGAATGAGTAAAGTAGAATTACAGATCAACAGTCTGGAATCTCAAAAGAAAAATACCGTTGCAGCTTTTACAGAAGAAATAAAAGAGCTGGAATCGGAACTGTATGGATTGGCAAAGAAATTTGAAAACAATACCGACCAGGTGGAGGTAGATTGTCGGGTTGAATTCAACACCCCTGAACGAGGGAAGAAAACCATAATGCGATTGGATACTAATACTATCGCCCGGATTGAAGATATGAGCGAATATGAAATCAAAGCAATCGAACAGCCGGATTTGTTTGATCAAAAAAATGGAAATTATGCTCTCAATATTCATTCTCATTATGGAATTGAGGTCGATCGTATATTCAGTTCGGAAGAATTGAAAAACAATATATTCATTGTGAATCAGCTTTCTGATCTATCCACTCATGGTATTGATCCTGATGGGATAGTTGGTGCTGATGAATTAATCGGTTGTTTGGCATTAAAATTAAGTAAAGAGCAGGCATTCGAATCATTCCCGGAAGGGATTGGACACTGTTTTATTGCCGAAGGAGAAACTGAGGAAGACCCGGCTTGGCATTTCTTTAAGAGTATAAATCCTGATGAAGAAACCGAGGAAGATAATTCTGATTACCAGATCCCGGAGAATGAGAATGCCGCTTGATAGAATATCTGATTGCCGGTTTGCAAGTGATAAAGTCCAAGCTCAAAGATCAGCTCGCGAACAATTAAAGTTCATCCTGGTTAATAAAGAAAAACTATTGAGAGCAAAAAACGGGAAGAAATATTTAATTGTTGCGATTTCTTTTGATCAAATAAAAGAAGATCTCACACCTAATCAACTCTCTTATGTTGACAGCATTTATGAAATGACAATGGGAGCTGCAGGGTACGAGTCTTTTAAACCAACATATAAACCTAATAAAAGAACGTTTTTGAGATATGGAAAACCCCCTAAATAAAGAAAAGGTCTGGTTTCACCTTCTAAACTTTAGCAAAGGGAAAGGGAAGTATCTCAATTCTGCATACTTCCAAAGAAACCTGGTGCGAGATATCGACCTGAAATCTCCGGAGGGGAAAGAGGAGTTGAAAAAAACTCAGAGGATCCTTGCTGATATCGTTGAAGAATTAATAAACGATCTGAAAACATTACAGAGCGAACATCGGATTGTGAGTTCAAATGCGGGTTATAAGATTGCTGCAGACCCCGAGGAATTGGAAGAGGGTTGGAATTATTTGTATTCAAAAGTTGATGAGATGCTTAAACGAATTAATTGGTTGAAAGAGGGTTATAAGTCGATGGTCAGGAAGAATAGAAACACAGATAGAGTAACTGAAGATATATTCGCTCAAAACATAGAGGTGTAATATGGAACTTCATAAAGCCGAGAAAATAGCTCAGAAATATGTCGAACTACTCGCTCCTTATTGTGAACGGATAGAGATTGCCGGGAGTGTCCGAAGAAAAAAGCCGGAAGTGAAGGACATTGAAATTGTGTGCATACCGAAGAACGAGATTGTTTTAGAAAGTGCAGACGATCTTTTTGACGAGGATAAACACAAATATCAGGTGCATCCGGGTTTTATTGAGGAGGTTAATAAACTTGAAAAGGTAAAGGGAGAACCTACCGGCAAATACACACAAAGAATTCTTCCGGAAGGAATTAATCTCGATCTATTTATCGCCAACAAAGATAACTGGGGATATATCCTTGCAATCCGTATCGGACCGGACGGTTACAGTAAATACCTTGCTGATTCTTGGATGCGACAGGGTTATAAAGGTATTGATGGAATGCTAACTAAAAACGGTAAACCTGTTCCTGTCCCTGAGGAAAAAGATTTGTTCTGGTTACTCGGACTCGAATATGTTGAACCTGAATACAGACTAAACTTAAGGCAAAACTGATGTGGTATCCGGCGCTAAAAATAAGCTCTGGTGATCGATATGGGAGATTAACAGTAATAACTGAAACGGCAAATCACAAAACACTAAGCGGTCAGACTCAGCGTTTTTTTGTGTGTAGGTGTGATTGCGGCAATATAAAAAAGGTGCGGTTGCAGCATTTAACAACTGGTCGAACAAAGAGCTGTGGCTGTTTGAAGGTTGAATTCAGTAATGAAATAAAATTGTTTTGGAAAAAGTTTAAGAGAAGGAGAAAATAAAATGATATTCAAATTATTATCTATTCCGATCGCTATGATTAAAGACGTTGCTACACTTGGCGGTGCAGTTAATGATGGAAATTATCGAAACGGTAATAGAACATATACCGGAAAAGTATTTCATGAAATTGGGCAAGAAATTAAACTGAAAGAGGATCTTAAAACCCTTGAAACAATCTGCAAAACCATTAAAAAGCTGAATGGATAAACACCAAGAAAATAGAATAGCTACAGCTCTCCGGGTTGCGGGTTATAATTTCGAAAGAGAGTTTCGGTTTCATCCTGTGAGGAAATGGAGATTTGATTTTGCTCTGCCAAATAAAAAGGTAGCGATAGAATTTGAGGGGGGAGTTTTTCTTCCCAAAGCAAGGCACACTTCAATGGTCGGTTATTCAAAAGATGTTGAGAAATACCGGGAAGCAGTTCTACATGGTTGGAAAGTGTTAAGATATACAGCAAAGGACTTATCCATAAAAAATGGCGAGTATAAAATTATTGAGGATCTACAAAAATTATTTAACCAAATAATTTAAGGAGGACAACGCCATAGACGATTTGATGAAGTTTTCTATTATAATGGAAGAAAATAAGTGCTTTTATATGAATTCATGATTAATAATCTAAAGTATCCATTATTAAAAAGTCCCGAAATTATATCAAAAATGGGGTTTGCGAGTTAGCCGTGCAGAAAATTACCCTGAAAGACAATATAACGAAAAATAACAAGGAAGATGGGTTATGAACGGGAAGCAAGCGAAATATTACCGTAAGCAAGTTAAAAAGAAGATCAACAAAGACCTTGAGGACATGGCCAGGGTAATAAGCAATGAAAAATTATATTGGCGTATAGTTTATGCGTTTAGAATCATTTTCAAATATCATCCGGAGCCGATAAAGTTTGAGACTAAGATAAAAGAAAAGTAAATCCCCCATTTTTTCCCATGACAAGGAATTTTTGAATGAGCACATTTGAGGAGGAATTAATTCAGCTCGGCATAAAGCATAAAGTCTTCAGCGAGCCAATGGTTCGAAATTGGAAAATTTACAAACGGTATTGTCAACTGAATTATATTGAAAAAATCAGAAGTAGTGATGCTTTTGAAATAATTGCTCAGGAATTTCCACCCATTACAGCAAGTGGAATTCAAAAAATAGTTTATAGGGAAAAGAAACGACATGAATCTATCAGATCTGAAAGCAGCTGATTACAACCCACGAATGATAGAAGATGAAGCATTTAATGGGCTTCAAATAAGTATTGAGCAATTCGGAGATATTTCCGGCATAGTTTTTAATAAACGCACAGGTAATCTTGTCGCTGGGCATCAGCGCGTTAAAGCATTGGTTGATCAATATGGGGATTTGGAGATATTAGGGATTAATGAAGATGAAGGTAAGATAGAATTACCAACTGGCGCTGTATTTAAGGTGCGATTTGTTAATTGGGACGGGAAAAAAGAAAGAGCTGCTAACATAGCTGCAAACAGCGAAACAATAACTGGTAGATTCACTGATAAGTTATCCTTAGTACTTGATGAGGTCCGTTTAGAATTACCCGATATTTATTCTGGGTTGATGTTTGAAAAGATTGAGATGCCTTTGCTTGATTTATATCAAGGTAGAATTGTAGAAGATAATTTTGACGCAGAAGATGAAGTAAAAAAAATAACAGAACCAGAAACAAAAAAGGGGGACGTGTATTTATTAGGTCCTCATAGATTAATGTGTGGAGATAGTACCTCTAAAGAAGATATATCCACTCTAATGGATGGCGAAAAAGCAAAACTTATATTTACTGATCCACCATACAATGTTGATTATAAGTCACAAGCCGGTTACTCCTATGAATCCGAGAAATTTGGAAGTAATGGGCAAAAAATTTTTAATGATAATAAAAATGATGAAGATTGTATTGCTTTTTATTCAGCCGTATTAAAAAACTTATATGATTTTACAGAGGATGATGTAACTCTCTATTGGTGGTTTGCAAACAGTAATTATCATTTGAACCGACAAGCTCTTATTGATAACAACTGGCATCTTTCACAAACAATAATTTGGTTAAAGAATAGTTTTGTTTTTAGTCGGGGACAGGATTATCATCGTTGTTACGAACCTTGTATAGTCGGTTGGAAAAAAGGGAAGAAACATTTTAAGATAACAAGTGCATTAAACAACCTGGTAGATATTTTCTCACTTGAATTTCATGATTTCCAACATCAATTTGATATATGGTATGAAAGAAGAGACGCTACTAATAAATATATACATCCTACACAAAAACCAGTCCGTTTAGCAGAAAGAGCTCTAAAGAAAAACAGCCAGGTGAATGATATTGTTGTAGATCTATTCGGTGGAAGTGGAAGCACATTGATAGCATGTGAACAAATGAAAAGAAGAGCATACTTAATGGAACTTGATCCAAAATTTTGTGATGCGATTGTTAAACGATATATGAAATTTACAAATAGTAATTGTATTCAAAAAGAAAATGGAGAATTTGTAAATGCCAGCATCTAATGACAATGTTGATGGACATACACCAACCTTTTGGATACGCGTTGACGCTGTAGTAGAATTGATTTTAAAAAATCAGAACTATCTACATTCTAAACGTACTGAATCTTTAGTTGAAATGGTGAAGAAACAGCTCAAAGTTGAAGACAGGATGGCAAAGGAATATATAAAACATGCTAAGAAAGCAGTGAAGATTGTTAGTTCAGAGAATTTAAGCAGAGCAAGACAAAAAGCAATATTGGACCGTGAAGCGTTATTAATTGAAGTAAAAGATGATCCCAAAATGAAATTGGAGATAATGAAAGACCGAGATGATTTACAGGGTTTATATGTGAGTAAAATAAAAGAATCCTCAGAAGTAACAGTAAAGAATATTGACATGAGTCAGTTTACGGAATACGGGCTCGAAAAACTAAAACGTGGTGAAAAACTTGAAGATGTTTTACTCGATCCAAAATCATTAAAGCAGAATGCCGACACAAATACAAATAGCAGCCGAAGCTGAATTAGAGTTGCGGAAAAGACAATTTGAACGTCTCCGCAATTTCGAGTCGCAAAAAAAATTCTATCAAACACATCCGTTTGAATATTTTATTGAACGTCTTGGGTTTAAACCTGAAACAATAGATTGGACATTACTTCCAGAATATGCCAACCATAAATGGGATGGGACAATAAATCCATTAAAAACTATACTTGATAGTTTAGCAATTGGAGTGAAAAGAATAGGAGTAGAATCCGCTACTGGAACGGGGAAGACCAAATTAGGGGCTGGGGTTGTCTTATGGTTTCTTGAATGTTTTGACAATTCAATGGTTATTACAACCGCACCGAAAAGAGAGCAGCTCAGTTTACATATATGGAAAGAAATTGGATTGATGTTTAAAGATTTTGGTAAAGGGGAATTACTCTCTTCTCTAAAACTGAGGATGAACCCCGGACAGGATAACTGGATTGCTGTGGGTTTTGTTGCCGGTGTAGTAGCGAATGAAGAATCCTCGACTAAAGCACAGGGGTTTCATGCAGAACATCTATTAGTCATTTTAGAAGAGACGCCCGGAGTACCAAAACCAATAATGGAAGCTTTCCAAAACACAGCAGATGGACCGCATAATATAATTTTAGCGTTTGGAAATCCTGACCATCAGCTTGATAATCTTCATAAGTTTTGCATACTCCCGAATGTAACAGCAATACGAATTTCGGGTTATGACCATCCCAATGTTGTGACTAAGAATCCTTCTTTCATTCCGGGGGCGGTAACTCTTGATGGATTGAACGATAAAAAGATGAGATATGGCGGAGAAGAGGCACCATTATATCTCTCGAGAGCGAAAGGAATATCACCGGGTCAATCGGTTGATTCTCTTATACGGCTGGAATGGATCCAGTCTGCAATTGAAAGAGGGAAATTATTCCAAGATGAAAATGGTGTATTTGATGAAACGAAAATAGAAGGAGCAAAAGCATTAGGCGTAGATGTAGCAAATAGCGAGGCTGGAGATAAAGCAGCAATAGCACGAGGGAAAGGGACTATACTTTTGAATGTGGTAGATTTTCAATGTCCTGATTCAAATCAGCTGGGCAAAAGAGATGTATTGCAAATAATGAATGATGAATTAATAAGCGCGGATAAAGTTGGAGTTGACAGTGTAGGTGTAGGTGCGGGCACAGTAAATGCATTGAAAGAAATGGGTAAAAAAATTGTATCACTCGGCGGTGCGGATGCTCCTGTGAAAATAAGTTTTACAGATGGGAAATCTTCAATTAAAAAAGAAGAAGAGTTCAATAATCTCCGTTCACAAATGTACTGGCAGCTTAGAGAAGACCTGCGAAATGGGATTATAGCTCTTCCAAATGACCAGGAACTTGTTGCCGATTTAATTACGCCAAAATGGGAAATAAAAGCGGGCAAAATTATAGTCGAATCTAAAGAAGCCATAAAAAAAAGACTTACACATTCGCCAAATAAAGGTGATGCAGTAGTATATTGGAATTGGGTGAGACAAATTAAAAAAGCAGAATTAAAAGCAGTTCCACGACCATACTAAATGAGGCAATAAAATGACAAGCCAACAAGTAATTAAATTATTAGAAATGTATTCAAATCAAATTAATAGTAGAATTATTAAAGATTTGATAGAAGACCATCTTCCTACTAAACAGAAAATGGAAAAGTTATATAAATCATATTCTGGTAACGTGGCAATAAAAGAGAGAAAATTTGAGGATGTTAATAAGATTAACAATCAGTTAGCTAATGATTATCGTGGTGATATTGTTGATGGTATTACTGGTTACATGTTTGGTGAAAGAATTGGGTATTCTGTTGATAAAACAAAATATTCTGAAGCACTTTATAATTTGATTTCCGAACGATTATCAAAATTTTTCATTCAAAATAATATTGAAGACTTAGATAGTACTACTGGTGAAATGATGTCAATTTGCGGAATGACAGCAAGGTTATTGTATATCGACAAAAATGGTTTAGAAAGAATAATGCCCATAAATCCATGGGAAGTAATCTTTGTGATGAATCAATCAATCGATGAGGTGCAATATGCTTTGATATATTATGATGTTGAAATAATCGAGAATGGTGAAAAAAAGAAACGAGTACGCGTAGAATGGTATGACAGCAAAAATGTAACATTTTTTGTTAGCAATGAAAATGGAGATTATGATTTAGATTTGGACGAAAAGAAAAACCCCATGCCACACATGTTTGATGGGATCCCTGTTGTTCGATTTATTAATAACAATCTTCAACAAGGAGATTTCGAAAAGGTTGAGACGTTAATTGACGCTTACGATCGGACTTTAAGTGATATACAGAATGAAGTTGAAGAATTTAGATTGGCTTATTTTGCTTTTTATGGAGTAGAACCGACACCGGAGATAATGAAAGCAGCAAGACAATCGGGAGCTTTTGGATTTCCCGAAGGGACTAATGGTAATTTTTTGGTTAAAGACTTAAGCACAGCCGTTGAGTTTATGAAAGAACATAAAAAGACAATTAATGAAAACATTTATAAGTTTGCTAAAGCTGTAGATATGAGAGATGAACAATTCTCCGGTTCAGCAATGAGCGGTGAAAGCAGACGGTGGAAATTGATAAACTTCGAAAATAGAGCGAAAGCAAAAGAAAGAAAATTTGTAAAAGCATTACGAGATCAATTCAGAATACTTTGTTCTGCCTGGAATACTAAAGAGATAAAATTGAATTACGAAGATGTCACATTCCAATTCAAACGGAATCTGCCTGTTGACCTTCAATATATAGCAGGAGTTCTATCAATGTTAAATGGACAAATATCAGACGAAACCCGATTGGGATTAGCTCCTTTCATTGATAGTGTAGACAAAGAGATTGAGAGGATGAAATTTGAAAGTGATAATAAAGTTGATTTCAATTCAATATCTGATGCTCAACAGTTAAATTAAGAAGAAGAAAAATGACGCGTGAAGAAGTAAATATCAGGTTAATTAAATTACTGAATAGAGCTGATGTTGAGGTCGAAAGGATATTAAAAGAGTTTGAACCTAAATTGATTCGTATTTATAAAAAATCTCTTGAAGAGATTAAAAAAGAAATCGCATGGATTTATGAAAAATTCGGAGACAAAGTAACTTACGGACAAATGCAAGCATACAATCGATTAGCGGGAATTGAAAGAGAAATCGCAAAAGAATTGAAAAATTTGACTGGTGAAACAATATCTCTAACAAAAGATAAGATTAAAGAAGTGTTCCGGGAAGGATACTATAGAACAGCTTTTGCGCTGGAATCAGGTACCGGTTTTAAACTTGGATTTGGGGAATTAAACAAAAACATAGTAGAAGCGGCTGTCTTTAATCAATTAGACAGACTTAAATGGACAGAGCGAATGGGCATAACAACCGAGACGTATACAAATTTAATCAATCAACAGCTTGCGGTAGGTTTAAATCAGGGGAGGGGCTATGCTAAAATAGCGTCTGCGATTACAGATAAATTTGGTGGTAAAGGATTGACTGAACCGGGTTTATACCCACGCATGTTGAGAATTGTAAGAACTGAAGGGCATCGAGTGCAGAACGCATCACGCGTAATTGCTTTTGATAAATCTGAAAGCGCCGCTGAATTATTAGGGATAGAATCCCAACGAACCTGGTTACACCCAGCGGGAGTCAAAGAACCTCGCGAGGATCATATACAGATGAACGATAAGGGAGCCGATGAGAATGGGCTATTTACTTTGCCGGATGGGACGGTCACAGAGGGTCCGGGTTTAACAGGCGTTCCAGAGCACGATATCAATTGTCATTGTACTCTTTATTTTAAAATAGTCAGCTTGCCGAAAAATGAAAAGCTTCAAATCAATCCTAAAATGAATTATACTGATTGGTCTCAGTTGAGGGTAGCCACCAATTGACAATCTTTCTCCAATTAACCCGCTTCGGCGGGTTTTTTATTCCCTCATATTATTTTTTTCATCTCCCACTTTTTCCCATGACAAGACAGTTCTAAAAAATTACGTTACATCAGAATTTTAAATCACTCATAACCATATTATGAACTTGTAGGGTCGTTCGTTTATAACATTAAATCGAAACTACAAGGGCAAGGAGAGAAAATGGATAAGTTAAAAGAAGTAATCGAGTTCTTGAAAAAGAATAATGCCCCGGCTGAATTAATCACTCAATTGGAATCACTTAAAACGGTCAATCTCGAAAGTGTTAAGGAATTCCTTGAGAAAGATGAAGCTGGCAAAAAATATCTTCAAACCTTGAATGATGCCGCTGTTACGAAAGGGATTTTGACCTTCAAAGAAAAAACAATGCCTGGATTAATCGAAGACGAAATCAAAAGGAAATTCCCAGACGAAACTGAGGAACAGAAAAAGTTAAGAATACTTACAGATGATCAGGCTAAACTAAAAGCTGAAATCAAACGTAAGGATTTATTGAACAAAGCGACTACCCTCGCTGTTGAGAAAAAACTTCCATTGAAATTAGTTGAGCGATTTCTCGGTGATGATGAAGACGCAACAATTAAAAATATGGAATTATTTGAAGCAGAATATAATGCTGGAGTGACAGCTGCGGTAGATGCAAAATTCAAGGAAAACGGTAGAGAACCCGGAAATTCTCCGCAACATAGTCCCGGTCCCGATTACAGCAAGATGAGTGATGATGAATATTTCAAACACAGAATGTCAGAAAAAAAATAATGGAGAAAGCAATGCAAAAGTTTTTTATTAAAAATCCGGTTGCAGCTTCAATTTTTGTATTGATGCTGTTAGTCATTTCGGCTGTATTACTTCAAATCGAGCAAACCAAGGACGGAGTAATATTGGCGAACACATTTTTGACAACTCAATTAATTGCACGTGAAGCGCTCGTGCGTTTGAGAAATATGCTGGTTATGAAAGCACTAATTCACACCGATTATTCATCGGAGTATCGAAAGCAAGGCGACACAATCCGTGTGAAGAAACCGGCAGTATATGTAGCAGATGAATTTGGTGGGACAATCAATTTGCAAACAGTAGCAGAAGATGCTGTCAATGTTACTTTAAATCATATTGCTGATGTTTCCATCGAAATAACTTCTAAAGAGAGAGCTCTAAATGTTGAAGATTTTGGGAATCAATATTTAGATCCGGCAATGGAAGCAATAGCTCAAAAAGTTGATTATGATATTATGAGCGAAGTTTATAAAGAAGTTCCTTACTTCGTTGGGACGTCAGGAACTACCCCCAGTGCGCTTGATGATTTTGCAAACGCAAGAAAAATGTTAAACATAAATAAGGTTCCGCAAGCATTAAGACGAGCAGTTTGGGATCCCAATGCGGATGCTAAATTCACAATAATTCCGGCGATTGTAAATGCTGAGAAATCTGGTTCAACACAAGCATTACGAGAAGGTTCAATCGGGCGCATTCAAGGGCTTGATAATTATATGAGTCAAAATGTGATTACACACACTGCCGGGTCATTTACGGCTGTATCTGCTCCCAAAATAAATACTCTGGCTGTAGTTGGTTCGAATACCTTGGTATTAAAGGGTGGAGCTGGGACAGAAACAATTAAAAAGGGTGATGTATTCTATGTAACATCTGGGGGAAATAAATATTATTATTCAGCAGCATCAGATGCCACGGCAAGTTCCGGTGTAGTAAGTGTTACTACCTTTCAGAAAGTACAAGTCGCTCATTCTGTTGATGACGTGATTGTATTCCCCGATAAAACTGCAGGTGGTCATGTTGCTAATTTAGCTTTCCATCGCAATGCGTTCGCATTTGTACAAAGACCACTCGAAGCACCTTTGGGCGGTGTTAGTGCATATACTGTGAATTTTGAAGGATTGTCACTTCGTGTTGCACAGGGTTATAATATAAGCACAAAGAAGGAAACTCTTTCAATGGATATTCTATATGGAGTTAAAGCAATTTATCCACAATTAGCTACAAGAGTTCTTGGATAGAGCATCGTTGAGCAGAGAGTGTCATACTTAAACATTCTCTGCTTTTTATTTTTAATAAAAATCCGTTGGGAGGTAAAATGAAGTGTCCACTCTGTAATTGTGAATATAGCGATCCTGTTTTACCAATTCACATAAAAATTTGTAATGCACAGCAAGTTGAACAAGTTGAGAATTCCGAGAATGCACAGCAAGTTGAACAAGTTGAGTCCCCGCGGAGAAGAAGAAAGTTATGATTTCCATTGATGAAGCAATTACTATTTTACAGATAGAAGGGACGCCTCAAGAGAGGAGTTTAATTAAAACGCTCATCCCAGAAATTGAGGGAGATTATAAAAGAATTCGAAATAGGGATTTTGATGTTGATGAAAATAACAATATTCAATATCCAGAAGGTTCGAAGCTTACAGCTGCTCTTATGATAGGTTATATTCTCAGCAAACAATACGGGATACAATCGCAAACTATATCAAAATATTCACAAACAAATGAAGTAACAGTTTCGGGTTATCCGAAAGGAATAACCGATCGGATAAGTAAGTATCCGGGATTTGCGTAATGATTAATCGTTTTTACAAACAGAAAATTATTATACAAAGAAAAACATTGACTAATGATGGCGGTGGTTCGTTCAAAGAAGTTTGGAAAAAATTGAAGGAGGTTAAAGGATTGATTGTTATGAGTAACGGCTCTGAAAGGATGTTAGATCAAAAGAGAACGGTTATTTCTTCACATACCCTTTTTTGTAATAAAACAGATTTGAAATCCACTGACCGTGTTGAATGTGAAGGGAACATTTATGAAGTGATATTACCGGAAGACCCGTTATCACTTAGTCATCACATGGAAGTAGAGCTGCAATTAATAAAATGAGAAATGAATGGAAAAAGCAAAAACAACAATAACTAATTACTGGCAGATAATTGTTGCGATAGCTCTGGTCATTTTTAATGTGGGGTATACTGTTAAGGCTCTTGAGGACAAGCCCTCAAAAGATGAAGTAAAAAAGGAAATTAAAACAGCAATTGATGAACATAAAAGCGAAACGAAAGATAATTATATCAACATTAATCAAGTGCCTGGACTCAACGAACAGCTAACTGCTATCAACAACCAGTTAGAAGGTGTTAATAAAAAGCTGGATAAGCTTGAAGATAAATTTATTTACGGAAGGAAATGAGATGAAACAGTTTTTTCAAGATGGCGAAGGTGCTTATAGTTCTACAAGATTTGTGATGATACTGACGACAATGTTGTTCTTTATTACCTGGATAACAGAGCTTGTAACAACAGGTTCTTTTAGACCGACATGGGAGCTGGTGAGTTTTGTTAGTGCGGTGGTTCTTGGAAAGAGTATTCAATCATTTAGCGAGTACGGCGGAAATGCAACTGACTGAAAATATATCGTTAAAAGAATTGGTATTTAGTAAAGATGCCGAAAGATTAGGCATTGACAATAAGCCCAATGAAGTTGAAATTCAAAAATTAACCACATTAGCAAAAAATATATTACAGCCGGTAAGAACTTATTTCGGTAAGCCGATTATTATCAGCAGCGGTTTTAGATGTAAAGAACTAAATGCCGCTATTGGTGGTGAACCTAATAGTCAACATGTTAAAGCAGAAGCGGTTGATTTTGTTGTTAAAGACGTTCCGTTAAAAGATGTGTTTTTATTTATTTCACAGAATTTGAATTATGATCAGTTAATATATGAATTCAAACGTTGGATACATTGTAGTTATAAAACAAATGGGAACAGGAAGCAAAGATTGATAGCCAGCAAGATTAACAGCACAACTGTTTATTCTCAATACATTGGTATACATCAACTATGAAGAGGTTATTCTCAATATTGATGTTCTTAACCATATTGTTGATTTTATTCGGTTGTTCGTCTACTGAAACAATTATCAAGGATCGTAAAATAGAAATAACAGTCCCGGCAATTAAAGATTCTATCCCGGCTGTTTATAAAGAATTCCCTAAAACGGTTATTGATTCATTGGATATAATCTTTGAAACTCTTCCTGATTCTGCTCGAATTGAAGGTCAAAAAGAAATTAGGACTGAAAAAGGGAAAGTGAAAGTGAGTATTAAATACTATCCTAAGAAAAAATTTTTTGAGCTCGATGTTCCTGAACACAAAATTGATACAACAATTACAGACACTACAAAGTTGGTTATTAAAAAAGAAACTACCACGGTTGAAAAGTTTGGATATGGTACACTTGGAATAATAATCTTTATCAGCTTAGTGGTGTTAGTATTTCTCGCTGTTAAGTTCAAGGTGTTCTAATGCCAGAAAACCAGTGGTTTGATGATATCGTAATTAATAACCTCAAGAAAAAGCTTGCAGCTCGAATGGTTATTGCCTGTGAATTTACTGCGGGAAACATGAAATTAATCACAGCCGGTCACGTTGGACCTGAATTAAAAGCCGTAGACAAAGGGCAATATCTTAACAGCTTTGTTCATGATGTCATTGAGATGAATGGAGATGTTGTTGGTGTGGTAGCAAATACTGCAGGACATTCACCGTTCATTGAGTTTGGGACCGGACAATATGCTGAGAATGGAAACGGTAGACAAACTCCCTGGTTCTGGAAAGATGAAAATGGAGTATGGCATTTCACCAGGGGTATGAAACCAAGACCGATAATGAGAACCGGCTTTGATGAATCACAAAACGGAATTAAGCAGATCCTCGGAGCTGAATGATGGATACCGACTTAAGAGAAGCGATATACGATTTTATAACAACCGAGGTCGAAGGCTTAAGACCTTATGTAAGTAGTAGTGATCTCGGCAATGTGTTCTATCGTGAAATCCCGGAAGGAGTTTCCGATTCAGTAATTTGTGTGTTTCAGGAATTGACCGATCGTCCTGATTTACGTGATAATAAGGATGTCAGGATTGAAAGCAAATACATTGAGTTTACCTTTTATGCAGGAAACAGAAGTGATCTTGAAAGTATGGTTAAAAAACTTCGAACTGCATTTGATGATTGTGAAAGTACATTGAGTGTTCCCGGTTATAAAGTGATAAGTGTCCGCTGGCAAGCAACCAGGGATAGTTTGTTTAATGAAACAGACCGGGTAATAGTTGAATACAAAATTCGTCTACAAATAGAAGGAGAATAAAAATGCCTCAAATATTTGATCATGGAGAATTGTTAATCGATTCAGCGCCAATCGGGATATTTGATATCACGATGGATGTCGCTCACACAGAGCATGATATAACAAATTTAAGCGGGGCTGCAGGTGAAAGCGAGTTTATTGGTGGAAAAAGGGTTGTTAGCTTTTCCTTTTCGCTTTATAAAGAAGCCAACACCGATGATTTAGCTTTGAACACCGCCAAGGCAGCAACTTTCAAAGTAAAGAATGGTTCCGGTGCATACAATAGCTATGCTGGCAGTCTAATTCTGTTTTCAAAGAATTATGCCGGTAAAATTGATGCTGTTGATGTGATGAAATATTCCGGAAAGATAACAGGAACATTTACCGAAGCTAAAGGAGCCGGCGGAGTTTAATGCGATTATCTGAAAAGACTAATCTATTCGGAGAGGATCTATTCCTCTCCGAAAGGGATGCATTTGATGTAAGCGTTCTTGAATCTTCATTAAAAAGAATGAAAGGGACTGAATTTACATCTTCTTTGTGTGCGATAATTTATGATTCAATTAAGCAGACCTGGATAAATAAAAAGAATCCTTTCTTAAAATGGAGATACCGCAGAAAATATTCATTAAAAAGACTGATCAGGAATTTGAGTGAGAAGGAAATTTTTACTTTAGCTAAGAAAGTTTATGAATTAGAAAAACTTGATGATACCGAACAATATCATTATTTGAGATACCGGCTGGGGGAAGTTTCGTTTAAAGAATATTTCTCAATCCTTAAAGAAAAAAAAAAGTACATAGAGGAATTAGCCGAACTCGAGCAAATGCTCTGATCAGATATTTCAACAACATAAAAATTGGTGATGAAGAAAAGAGATCATTAAGTGAGTATAGAGAATTGATAGAAGAATCCATCGAACTAGCAAAACTATTAAGAGGATCTGAATACAACACTGAAAATAGTGAAGATCAATTATCGATTCATAAAAAACGAATTGCCTATTTCCGTAAAAAAGGGTTGCTGAAAAATGGCTGATAATGCAGCTGAAAAACTTGGTGAAATATACGTATTGATCAAAACTAAAACTGATCAGTTGGAAAAAGAAATAAAGTCACTCCAGAATAAGATGGATAAACAAGCTGCTGAAATGGGAGCTACTTTTGCAAATAAATTAGGTTCTCAATTGGCCAAAATCGGAACTTATGCTGCAGGTGTTCTTAGTGTTGGTAAAGCGTTTCAATTTCTTAAATCTTCGATAGCTGAATCGATAGAAGCGGCAAAGAGTTTGTACAAGGTTAGCCAAGCAGTAAATCAAACCGGTTTTGCTGCAGGTTATACAGCAGATGAGTTAAAAAGAATTGCTGGGAACCTCGAGAGTATTAATGCTATTGATGCTGACAAGATTCTTAATGATGTCACTTTACAACTCTTGACCTTTGGTAATGTTTCCGGAGAATCATTCAAACGTGCACAACAAGCTGCTCTTGATCTGTCTTCCGTTTTAGGTACAGATCTTAAATCCTCTTCAATTCAACTTGGAAAAGCTCTAAGCAATCCAGCTGAAGGATTGCAAGCATTGCGAAGATCAGGTGTTTTATTTACAGATCAACAAGAAGAGATGATCAAAAAATTAGTTTCACAAAACAAATTATATGATGCACAAAAAATCATTCTTGATGAAATCCAATCTAAATATGGTGGTCAAGCAAAAGCACAAGCTGAAGCTACTAAAGGTCTGCAAGCTGCAAGTGTAGCATGGAGCAACATGAAAGAAGAAATTGGTAATCTATTTGGGCCACTACTTTCTGAATGGTTACCAAAAGCTATTCATTTTGTACAGGATCTTAGCCGGCGAATTAATGAGCTTCGGGAAGGAGGAAGAGGGAAAAATGCTGCCGCAGGGATCGAAATGGATTTCTCTAAAATGTCTGAGAAAGAAATAGCCGATTTTATTTATCAACAGCAAATAAATTCAGCTATGGTATTATCAAAATATAATAAAGCAACAAGTGATTTTCGAAATAGGAAAATGGATTACGATGCATACAAGGAGGTTGAATTAACAACTGAAATTCAAATTGCTACTTATGAAAAGCTGATCAACCTTGCTCAAAATTTCAAGACGGTCACTGGTTCAATCCCGGGTGGTGGTCCTGGTGGAGTTGCTGAGCTAATTGCTAACGATTATAAGACAGCTGTATTGGACTATTACGATCTCATTGAAAAGTATTATGAGGACGTGAAATTCCTTGATGAAAATTATTTTAATTGGAAATCTGAACAACTGATCAGGCAGGGTCGCGAAATGCAGGCTGCGGGTCTGAGTGAAATTGAAGCTCAACATTGGGTAAACATTCAACTGCAAAAATTGATGGAAGAGAGAGAAAGTTTTTTTGAAGATGGTTTCCTGCCAACCATTTCGAGTGATTATGGAAAAGAGATACTTGACTGGGTGGAAAGAATTGAAGAAGCTTTTCTTGAGGGTGAACTAAAGAGAGTAGAGCTACAGCAAAGATTACGCGAAGACATGCTGAACACAGCTTCACAATTTGGGAATGAATTAGAAAGAGCTTTTGGAAGAACCGGGGATAAGTTTATTAATTACGTGAACCAAGCTTTACAAGCTGCTCTTAGAATTATGGATATTCTTGATAAAGTGGGTAAGGGTGAGAAATCTACAGAAAGCGGAGCTTTAGGAATAATTACGAGTTTGATTGGATTGTTCGCTTTGCACAAAGGTGGATCAGTAACAAATATAGGTGGTAATCTCTCTTACACTCCTTTGCCTAAAGCAGCTATGGGAGGATCCTTTGTGGTGCCACCTGGTTTCCCGAATGATAGTGCATTGGTTAGAGTAGAATCCGGAGAGACATTGCACGTAACACCGGCAAGACAAACACAAAGTTATGGAATAGATACGAGTGGAATAATCAATGCACTTTCAAGAGTAGAAAATAAAATTGGTGCAATGAATAGAAATCTAATTAAGAAAGAATTTCATGCAAATATATTTAATCCCATTGACGGAACCATCTTAGTAAAAGAGATGACAGCACCTTCTCAAAATAGTTTAAGAAAAGCGGGAGTGAATCTTGAGGAGCTTTGAGTTGTTAGGATACGTTGACGATGGAGTAAATCCCTCTTATTGGACTTCATTATCATCTTCTGTAGTAAATGATATATCGATCCCCGTGTGGACCAGAAATAATAATGGAACACCAACCGCAGAAGGATTCAAGCTCAATATTGTTGATATAATAGACTCTCATATTTTATTATACATGAAACGAATTAAATTCTTGATTGATGGGGTGCCGAGATTTTTAGGTACAGTAGACAAAGCACAACCACAAAAAAGTAAAAGAATTTGGGAGTATGAAATATTAAATGGCTTTTACGAATTGACCAAATACAAAATAGAATCCTCTGAGCTTTTGGCTTCTCTAATAAATACAAACGACCCATACAAATTTCAACCGTACGATGGACAATACTCTAACGTATCTGTGCCCTGGCTTCTTGAAGTATTATTAATAAAAAGGGGGTTGACTTGTGATGTCTCTGCTTTGTATTTAGAAAATTCCGATAATCAAATTTTACTTAGAACACCTTATACCTATTGGCTTAAAGACATCAGATTAGATTTAGCAATGCTTTTTATTTTGAATCAACCAGTTGCAGTATTTTACACGACAGTTGACTCAGATAACACACCAGGTTATAGCTTTTCTAAAAACAAAATAAATGCATTCGATCTTTTTGTTTTATTGTGTGCTGTCTTTTCAATTACGATTAGATTTGAAGCTACTCAAAATTATCCAGATGGTGCATATATACTTGAAAGAAGGAAAAATGCACAGACTACCTCAGAGCAGTATATTATAAATCAAAGTGATATCTGGGAACATTCGCAAAACATTTCAAAAATCGAAGAAGTTTTCATGCCTAATTTTGAGCAACGAGCCACACAAAGAGCGAATTATCTTTCTTATATAATTCGAGATTTGCAGAGTTGGGGAACTGTTACCAAGGGAAAGGGAAGAACGATTCAATGGTATGATAATTTGATATTCTTGATGCAAGATAAAACACAATCGCCTGGTATTACACTGAATATGGATACCGATTCTTTATCCTACAATGACTTAAAGAGTTCAATTTATTTTAAGGAAGATGCTTATTCAGAAACGGAAACAGAATTAATCTGCCCTATCCAGGATGTTTTTTTTAATGTTAAAAGCCATTTTATAAATCCACGACGCGAAAGCTCCATTGTTAAACAGGGAGTATTTATCTAATGATATTTGGTGTTGAAGCTCCCAAAATAGTAAATGGTCAAACTACTGTGTTGTTAGATTATGCAGTTATGGATCCAAAGTTTTGTATAGGGGATATTATTGAAAATACTTCCCCAATGAACGGGGAGAAGACTTTTATTATGAAAGGTGATTATGCCGAGTTCAAATTAGATATATATTTATTCAAATATGGGAACACATCAAGTCGTAAATCAAAATTTTTAGAGATTTATAATCAAAGAAAAAACTTGGTCGATTTTTATCCACATCGAGACGGTGGACCAATAAAAAATGAAGATAACGAAATTGTAAAGTTCGCAATTGTAGATTGTTACCCGTTTTACTTTCAAAATGAAGTCACACATGATGCAGTGATGCTTCATTTGAAGTCAAAAAAATATATAGATATTACAAAGAGTTTAGTATGATATTCGGCTTAGAACAACCTCAGATTAAGATTGGCGAAGAGATTTTATTGCTTAATAATTCGAATCTTGAACCGGAATTTATGAAACCGATCTACATTGAATATACATCTCCATTAAATGGAGAAAAAACATTTATTTATTTGGGTGATTATGCAAGCTTCAAAATTCAGGTTAATGCATTTGATATTGATGACTCTGAATTCTTGTTTCAACAGTTAAAAAAAATTGAAGGGGAATTGGTTGTTTTTTATCCACATAAAGATGAGCAAGCAATTAAGGATAAATTTGGGAATGATGTTTTATTCTATATAAGTGCCGTCGAGCCATATTATCTAAATAATGATTCTCAGTTTGATATAATTCAGATAGAACTCTTATCCGTTGGATTTGTTGATTATAGTGGAATTTACAATATCCACGGTTACGGTTATCAATTTGCTCACAACTTTGGATATGGAGTTTAACGATGTCCTGGGATGCACCGATCGGATATAGCACACATTTTAATTTCCCGAAATATGCACTTGGAGCTAATCCGGGCGCTGATGCTCTAAATGAAAATCTGATTGAGGCGATCGATACAGCCATACATAATGCAACTCAACAATCACTTAGCGAACAGGTTGCCACATTTGGTATTGGTGGTGCGCCAGATTCTGTATTCAAATTAAAAGTCTATGGCGATTCATGGTTGACCGGCAACGAGAAAATTGACGGCCATTCAGCTATTGGCGGAGATATTGATACTAATTTTAAACAAAAAATTTATGGAAATATTAAGGTAACCGGCAACATAACTGTTGATGGGGATATCTACATCGGCGGAGTAATAAACCAGGTCAACGTCGTTGATCTTGATATAGCCGATCATGCAATACGGCTGAACAAAGGTGGTGACAATACAACAGCTCTTGACGGCGGTATTGAAATGTTGGGTGCGGGTGATTTGCTTTTAGGATCAATAAAGTACACCGGATCAAATTGGTTATCGGATCTTAACTTCAATATTGCTTCAGGAAAAGTTTATAAAATAAATGATGTGGATGTACTTTCTTCTACAACTCTTGGAAATACTGTAGTAAATTCATCGCTTACAAAAGTTGGAACGATTACACAGGGAATTTGGAACGCAACAGCGATTAATGGTCAATATCTGAATTATAATACTACCAACCTGAAAGTAACTTCGAATCAGATAAATACTATTCAGGATATTGCGATTACTTCATCACCCACATTTAATAATATCACATTTAGTGGAAAGATAGATCAGCAAGGTTCCGCAAATAGTGAGTTCGGATCAGCTTCAATTTTACCCAAGCAATCGTATTTCGGTAATCTTGGTAATCTTAATAAAAAATGGCTTTCGCTTCATGCCTCAGAATTATGGGTTGAAACACTTGTTGCTCAAAATACAATTGCAACAATAGGTGGAAGGATACTTGTTGGACCTACATCAACTTTAGTCTCTGATCTTTCTTCCGGTTCTACAACGATAAATGTGAAGCACAATCAAATGGTCAATGGTGATATTGTTTATTTAGAAGCTGATGGTAAGGTTGAGTTTATTAGAATAAATTCTTCTGCATCAGGAAGTCCGGGGAATTATTCATATTCAGTAATTAGAAATCTTGATGGAAGCGGTGCAAATGATTGGTTTGCCGGTGATGCTATTTTCAACACAGGTCAAACAGGAAGTGGGTTTATTGATCTTTATTCTTTCAGAGGAATAAAAAATTCACAGCAAGTTGGGCCGGCAATTGTGGGTAACATTCGTAATTCGACAACATTTGATGATTGGTCAGAACATTGGGCGATAGGAAATTTGAATGGTTTATATGGTTATAATAGTAATACTTATGGTTCGGCATTCGGCAAATATGCAAGCGGACAACCAAATATCACAATTGATTCAACGAATGGAATCAGGTTTAGAAATTATACAACACAGTTAGCTCAATGGGATGTTAATGGGAATATTTTGATTGGTGAAGTCGGATCGGGAAAGAGTAACATACTGATATCAAGCGGTGCTGTAAAACTAAGAAATAACATTACCGATGTAATTAGACTAAATACTGATGGGACAGCAAATTTCGAAGGAAACATTACTTCGAATGCAATTATAACCGGGGGAACGTTTCAAACGGCTCCATCAGGGCAGAGGGTTGTAATTAGTGGATCCGATAATACAATAAAATTTTATGATTCGACAGGAACGTTAAGGAGTACATTATACGGGGCAAGTAGTTATTTATATGCGGATTCCTACTTTGATTGCACTGGACTGAGAACAAGTGGGACTGTTGAAGCTCGGAATAGTTATATGAACGCTGCGGGCGGTTACAAAGTTGGAAATTTGTTCAATATAAATTCATCAGGTCAGCTTACAATTGTTAATAGTCAATCTGCTTGGGCAGGATTATTCCTTCGTGGTGACGGAACCTCTTTTACTCCCGCTTATCTAAGTTCTTCTGACATAACTACTGCTTTAGGTTTTACTCCAGTGCCAAACACAAGGACTATAAATGGTTATGCTTTGACGAGCAACGTTACATTAACAAACTCGGATTTAGGTTTAGGGAATGTTGAAAATATTGCTCTTTCGACTTGGGCGGGTTCTTCAAATCTTGTTACAGTTGGTAAGATAGCTGATGTCTTGAAACTTGGAAAAGGATTACAATTTGATAACGAGCAATACATAACAGTTACGCCAACAGACAATTCAAACGGCTACATTACGATGACAAGCGGGAAAAATCTATTAAGATTGTATCCTTCAGGCAGTGGTTACAATATTGGTATTTATGGGATGACAGATAAAGCTATAATTATGGTAATCAATGTGCATACATCAATATCTATTACAGTAGAAGGCAGAACGTTGCAGCCAAAACAATCCGTTCTAATGATGTATGATGCAGACTATACTACTGTAAGAATAATTGGATAACTAAAATAAAGGATAATAAAATGTCACAATTGTTTTTAAGTAAAGAGGAAAAGAAAGATTTAGAATTAATTCAGGAAAAAAGAAAAAACCTATTTCTACAGGATCAATTTTTAACAGCTAAGTGGAATAAAATTATAGAGGATTTCTGTAAGAGAAATTCTAAAGATGTTTCGATTGCAAAGCAAGTTGATTTGGATTCAGGACTTATAGTATTTGATGAAAAGAAGAAAGGTAGAATTACAAAAGGAAAAATGTGAGGTAAAGAATGATATTAAACTTTGATCAGTCAATTCCGGTTCATTTGATTCTTCGACAAAGAGATAATTATGATAAGTTATTTCTTGTTAAGAAAAATGGCGTTGATTATGATTGGGCAAACGTCACTGAGGTTATCCTTGAGGTAAAAAAATCAAAATCCGCCGCTGACAAAATCATAGAATTAAAGAAAAGTTCCGGTGGAATTGAAACTAATGTTGGTCAAATGATTTTTCATCTTCCCCCAGGAAAAACTGATATAGAGCCTGGCGATTATAGTAGCCTTGAGTTGCTAATTTTATTTGAATCGAGCAAACCAAAATTATGGTTTGATGGGTCTTGCACAGTAAAACCAAGGAGTATTCAAGTTGTCTGAGAATTACGAATTTATAATTGATTTAACATCAGTTGAGGAACCTATTATTCTTGAAGTTCCTTCCGCTGAGCCGATAACACTTGAAATGATTTCAGGTGATGTGATTATTAATTCTGACAAATACATTGAAAAATCTGTGATCAACGCTAAAGGAGATTTGATTGTGGGGAATGTAGATGCTCAGCCGGCACGTATGCCAATTGGCAGTCCTGAGTATTTTCTTGTTGTAGACCCTTCGCAAGACAGGGGTCATAGATATACAAATATTATGGACGGCGGGACATTTTAATTAATTAAAAATAAGGAGTATAGTTATGCCACAGGTAATTAAACTAAAAAGAGGTCTTAAAACTAATTTACCAACTACAGGTATGAATGCCGGCGAACCGATGTTCACTACGGATCGTGGTACTTTACATGTTGCAATTGATGCGACTACAAAAAAACCTGTTGTTCCGGCGATTGACGATCTGTCATCAATCCCTTCAATCAGTGCTGCAGAGGATTTGATACTGATTCACGATGCGAGCGAGGCATCAAACCAGAAAGAAAAGAAAATCACTTTTGCAGATTTTAAGTCAGCACTAAATATTCCGGCGGGGGATACGGATGAAAAAGTTGCGGTGGTGAATGGCGGAACAGCGGGTTACATCTGGGGAACAAACGGTTCTGACGGCATATTAAGAATGGGAAGCTCAATGAGTTGGACTAAGGATTCGGGAAATGCTTTTGTTACTTTAGATGTAGCTACGGTCGACGGCGGAACATTCTAAGAATGAATTCCGAAATTGAATATAAAAGTGTTGAAGTAGTGTGGGAAGATTCTATCACGGACGAAAGTGGAAATGAAGTTGTCCCAATTATTTTGAAAAAATCCTTCACAACACTTGAAGAAGCAAAAAAGTTTATTGATGAAAAGTTAACAAAGATTAAATATACAATTGTTTTGGTGGTGTAATGGCAAGAGATAAGACAATCAAATTTTTAAGAACAACTAAATCAAATCTCGACACTCAAAAAAATGCGAACAATCTGCTTGCGGGTGAACCATATTTAATCACTGATGAAAACAGAATAGCTGTTGGCACGGCTGTAAATGCTTATTCCGATATGGCAAAGAAATCGGAAGTCGATGCTAAAAAAACAGATAACGTTTCAGCAACTTCGAGAGTTTTAGGTCGTAAATCTTCTGGCGAAGGAGCTATTGAGGAATTAACTCTCTCAGAAATATTGGACTTTATCGGTTCAGCTTCTAAGGGTGATATTTTATATCGTGGGGATTCGTCTTGGGCGAGATTGCCTAAAGGAACGAACGGACAAGTTCTTACTTTAGCGAGTGATATTCCGAGTTGGGCGAGCCCTTCGGGTGGAAGCGCACCATTAATATCGATTAGGGAAACGAATTTTTCAACGACATCTGTATCGTATGTGGATAGCGGACTTGAATTAAGTTTAGAAGCAAATGCGACTTATCTTTTTGAATTTAATCTTGTTTTATACAAAAATACTTCGGCTGGAAATATCATATTTGTTTTACCAACAGGTGCGTCTTTTGGTGTTATGGGATACCTGTATTCCGGCGGTTCACAAGTTTGGGGTCAATCTTCAAACTCCGACCTTGACGACAGACAAATATCGGGGGGTAATTCTGCTTATTTCAAGATGACCGGAAAATTGACAATGGGTTCGACTTCTGGTTCTGTTAAGTTTAGAATGAAATCGCCGAATGGGGATAACTTTACTTTATATTGGCGGAGTAATATGTGGGCGCTCAAACAATAAATAGGGTGATGGAATGAAGATAAATAAAATTAAAAACAATGGAAACGAAGGTTTTCAGATTATCGACGAAAGCGGAAACGAATATTTTATAACCGAAGCAACCGAAGAACTTGCAATAGCAAAATATAATGAGATTAAATTTCGAGAAGCCAATCCTCCGAAACCAAGCTATAGGGAATTGCGAGCTCAAGAATATCCGCCTATCTCAGATCAGTTGGATATGATTTATTGGGATAAAGTATACGGAACAAACACCTGGGAGAAGGCAATATCTGCAGTTAAGGAGAGGTTTCCGAAAGGGTAGAGTATGCACCTTATATACACCACTCATATTTAAATAAGTAATAATTTTGTAAATAACAGAAAAAATGTTGTTTTTTCTTTGAAAAAAATGTGTTGTTCTGACTCTGGATCAGAAGACTCTAGGTTCGAACCCTAGCGGGGCAGCACCTAAAAGCCCGAATACAAATCATATTCGGGCTTTTTATATTTTCGCTTCTGAAAAAATCGTTGTGATCTTACTAAAAACGAGTAGGTACTCCGGTAGGTACTTTACATAATCTCATTCTTTACAGTGGACAAGGAGAAATAGTATGTTCATTGTAAAAATCAAAAGGTCTTCTTTTTATCAGATTGTCTATGAAGTAAATGGTAAAAAAACTTCTAAGTCCACCGGCACAGCTAATCGGACAGAAGCTGAAAAAATTTTTGAGGAATTCAAAAAATCTTTCATTCCTCCAACTCAAGAAAAAATACTACCAAATGAAAAAGATTACCACACATTATCAGAGTTCAAGAAAGAGTATCTTGAATTTCTCCAGCCGATTAAATCGAAGCGTTACATCACTTCGATTGAGTTATCCTTCAATCAGTTTATTTCTTTTTGTGGTGATATACTGTTAAAGCAGATCAATACCCAAATTATTGATCGTTTCATATCAACAACTTTCGCAAGGACACAAAGGGGTGCTCATCAATATTACCGAACTCTAAAAGCGGCATTCAACAAAGCTATTGAATGGAATTATATCGCGGTCAATCTATTTGCAAAAGTTAAATTTCCTCGTCTCACAAAAGTTTATCCGGTATTCTTAACAGAAGATGATCTTATAATTATTCTTACCAATACTCCATATCAATACTTAAAAGATATTTTCACAGTTGCTTTCTATACCGGTATGCGCCTGGGGGAATTAATCAATTTGCAATGGAATTGGATAGACTTTTTCAAAAATCAAATTACTGTAAAATGTTCAGATGAGTTTGTAACTAAAAGCAAAAAGGAAAGAATTGTTCCTTTGAGTGAAAAAGTAAAGGCAGTATTAACAACTCGATATCAAAATTCAGAACACCAATTCAATCAAGTCGTGTTTTATCGTCAAGAGGGTAGAATGCTTCATCAAGAAACTATTAGTAAACAGTTCAAAGATGTAGTAAGGAAATCTAATTTGAATGAAAAATTTCATTTTCACTCACTCCAGCATTCTTTCGCCTCGCTGTTGGTTCAGCGTGGAGTTTCTCTTTATGTCGTGAAAGAATTATTAGGCCATGAAGATTTGGCGACTACTCAAATCTATAGTCACCTCCAGCAACAAAACTTAAGGGATGCGGTAAATTTACTATAATAGCTTTGGACAACTTGGACAACTTAATTTACAGTTTGGCTGACTAATCGAAAAAAGACTCGTCCAAGTTGTCCAAATCGGTTGATTCACCCAACCGAATAAACCTTTCAACCCCGGATTTTCGTTCTGAAATCCTAATTCCTTTTATTTTGGCAGCATCTTTTAACCATCTTGAGAAACGAACCGGCTGAATTTCGGAGTATTCTTCATATTCCTTTTTGAAATTTTCAAATAACTCTCTCTTTTGGTATTCCTTGCCTTGTTCTATGCAAGAGAAGAATTCCTCAAATTCTTCGCAAGTTGAGTTTATCAATTTCTTCTTTTCGAGATTTATATGTGCATACTGAATTAAGCCTTTCGAAAGATAAAGCTGAAGGCAGCCAATCATATAATTGTAAAATGAATTCCATTCCTCATTATTCCACTCATCAAAAAATCTGTGCCCGAATTCATCAATCGGTCTGTTTGTTCGATTATAATGGTCCGAGAATTCAACAACAAATTGTCTGTCAAGTGTTGAATCATCAGTGCCATCAATAGTGTAATTGGTCGAAATTATAATTTTAGGCGATTGTTGAAATGGAATAATTATTTCATTCTGGTTTTTCTTCTCAACAGTTATATCGTCGGTAATGACGGAAAACAACTTGTCAAAATTAAATTTCTTTGCAACATCATTGAATTCAATAATCGCTGTATCAAGTGTAATGGATTGAAAGCTAAAATTCTTTGAGAAATTAAAATTCCGTCCATCTAAGCGAATTGTTTTTCTAAGTTTACCGACCGCCTGAGCAACTAATCCTTTACCGCTTCTCCCGTAAGCGCCGTCAGTTAATTTCTCATCCAAAAATATAATTGCTTTTGCATTTGTTGAGTCTTTGAAATTATGCAATAGATATCCAATAGCGCTTTGTAATGATAAAATTCTTTGTCCATCATCTTTACAAATGTTTCTAATAAATTTCTCAAATTCTGCTTGCCTCGGATCACCTAGATCGAGACGGGATTCACTCTTTGCAAGATTTAATCGTTTATTGATTATTTGTCTATCCCAAATGAATCCCTCCAGTTCCTCATATCTTTTCACAAACAATTTATTTGCAATTATTTCAACAAAACAATTACTGAAAAAGAGGAATCCCTTTTCTTTTGTATCACGCAAGAATTCGATTTCACGCGTTTCCAAGAATTCAAGGAATGTTTGTACGAAATGTTGAGGAGCGCCTTTAATCACTGCATCGATTACACGTAAACGGGAAGATTCTTTGAAAATATCATCATCCATTTTTTTCAAATAGTCTATTACAAAATCCTTAATGTTGAAAATCTCCACTTCACGCACGATGTTTTTACTCACCTTTAACAGAACATAACCGTGTTCAAGCTGCATTTTACAAAAGCCGTTTTCTTCAAGAAATCTTTTGAAGTTCTGTTTAGAGATTTTTGTCTTATCATTTTCAATATACCAGAATTTCACAAACGGCTTTTGCCACCCGTATTTTTCAGCGACATGATAAACTGTACCGAGAGTAATTCTACCGTCAAAATCCCTCATTAATTCATCAAATTTTCTATTAATCGCAAATTCAGTGTCATGATAATTTGGATTTCCCAAACTTATCTTCAAAAAGTATTTTCTTCCTTCTTCACCAATAGTTACCAAACCAAAGCCGATTCTATACCATTCTTCATAACAATTTGGTGGAAGATTGGATTCTAAAAATTCTATGGCACTCTCTAATTTCTCTTTATCAAAACTCGCGGGTTCGAATGTCTTTTTCCCGATTTCCAAGATTTCTTTTTCCTTCTGCAGATCGCAATATTCTTCCAGACATTCCAATAAAACATCCGCATCAATTTCTACTGGTGGTTCTTTTGGTTTGTCATACAGAAATGAATATCTATTTCCTGTTTCATGTATTGAGTAAGGTAAAACAGTTTGCGACTGGTTCCACCTCAATTCGATATGATCACATAAACCTTCATCTTTCAAATACAACCGGTAAACACTTTTAGGTCCGTTCAAACGCTTATGCAGTATTTCACTCTCTCTAACCTTCAGCCAGACATGATATCCAACACCGCTTCCACTTTTTACTGTCCATACGTATTTATCACCAAGTCCAAGTCGTTTACAAACCATTTCAATGATACTATAGTCGGTCACTTTATCGAAGTCAATATTTCTCAAATCATTTATACCGCAAATACCGCCAACACCGGTTATACATGCCCGTCCGGTAGGCGGGTTTGAATTCCAACCAAGTTCAATCACGTCCTGTTCAGTTTGTTCAATCAATTGCCAATTCTCCCAAGGGATAGTTGGACGTTTACCTTGGATTGGAAGAACATTAAATCCAAAAACGTTTCTATAAACCTTCGCTAGCTCAATGAACTGCATCTTTATTCCTCTCTGGAATTAATTCTAAAAATCTTTACAACAGATTTCTCCCCTTTTTTAAGGGGGAGAACACAAGAGGGGGTCTCATCTAGTTTTTTTACAGCTTCTCTCAGCGAATCCATATTCAAATGTGAATAAATTTCTGTAGTAGAAATCGATGAATGGCCAAGTAATTCTTTAACCGTATATAATGAAACATCTTTCTGAACAAGATTCGAAGCGAATGAATGCCTAAGAGTGTGGAAATGAATTCGTTTATCCATTCCCGCAGTTTTGCAAGCCCGTTTGAAACTTTGCGATATATGATCGCCTGTATATCGCTCCCCATTAGCTTTACAAAAAACATAGTCTCGAGCGTTGCTGAGAGACTCAATCGAAATGATCTTCTTTTCCTTTTCATTCTGCATTCTCAATTCTACATTCTCAATTGCATTGAAGGCTTCTTCACAAATCGGAATAAATCTTTGCTTCCTTCCTTTGGTTGTAAAATTTTCATCACCAACAGTGATTACGCAATTACCTAAATCAATATTTTTCCACCTCAGATTAATAATCTCATCTAATCGCATTCCTGTATAGAATGCAAACACTACCACATGCCTCACGATCTCATTTTTTATCTGACCGCTGATAGCTGAAAGCTGATCGCTACTGATAAACACCGGCGCAAGTTTCTGTTTTTTTGGTAGCTTAACTTTGAGAAAATAATTTTCATTAACATAACCCCATTCAATTGCCTTATTAAATGCAGCTTTTAATGTCCTGAAATAAACTCGGTATCCCTCGCCTCGACTCGAAGAGGTGTGTCTGTTTACTTTTTGCTGAAGGTGTGATGCAAAATTTTCTATATTCCTCAATCCGATTGAACGAATTGATTTTTGTGCCCCGAAAAAATCAGTTAAGTATTTTAGTGTATATACTACAGAAACGTGGTATGCTTTCGATCTATTTTGTTTGATGAAATTGCAATATTCATCTGCAAACACTCGCAAAGTAACAATCTCTTTTTGATTTGATCCATTTAGCAGCGACAGAAGTATTTTTAATTTTTCGAGATCATCAACTGAAAATGCTTTTAGTATTTCGCTTGTCTCGTCCATTAGTTATTTGTTATTCTGTCCCTGTTCGTTCTCAACAATGAATTTTATTCTTAGTCTTTGCTTCTTTACCTGTATCGGCTCTTTAAGAAATTTTTTCCTCTCAGTCTGATCGATTATTGTTTCAGCAATCTTTTTCCGTTCCAGTCTTATTCTCTGAATTTCAACATCTCTTTGAATTTTCAAAAATTCTCGCAGCTCGTCTTTCACAGCCTGCTTTTCTTCATCCGTCAACTCTCTTACTGAAATTAGCTTCAACATACTATGCCTCATATGATTTGTGTTTCAGAATTATTTTCTGAGTACTGGTATCTGATTACTAATTACTGCCTTTGGCAATCCACTCATCGATCTCATCCTTAAAGAAGTAGAGCATCTTTCCTGTTGGCTTGTGATGTGGAATGATTTTCTTGTAGGTAAGTTTGTAAAGATAGCTTGGTGCATAACCGAGATAAGCGCAAGTTTCCTTAAAGGTCATTGGCTTATCTTGATTTTTCTTTAGAAGATTTTCTAAAGCATCAATTCTCTTAAGAATTTCTCTATTGTTCGCTTTCAC